GCTGATGGTGTTGCCGTTTTGCACGTTGATCGAGCCAGTTTCAGCGAACCGTGCAGTTGTGATCGGCACACCCGCAGCAGTCCAGCCACTTTCTTGTTGATAAATGTCGTTGATCTCATCTGCTGCCAGCGGAAACTGGAACACACCAGAGCCACAGGCTGCTGTGCGCGTCATGGTATCCGTAATGCCCCACCATTCTTCAGCATAGTTAAAGTACACGCATTTGTCGGGAACAGCCGACCCTTGCGACGGATACCAGAACCATGCTTCAGGGAAGATGTTGTTCTCGGAGCCGTGTGTCCACAGGCCGCCAGTTTGCGGGTCCACGTCTTCAAAGACATAGGAGCCGACAGTGCAGGGCAACGGGCGAACTGTGCCGCCGTCATACAGAAAGAAGCTCTCCCTGCCCATCCAGACGCACCGGCCAGCAAATGTTGCAAATGCCTTCGCAGCAATCAAGCCACAGCCAAAGCCGATGCGCTCAATCTGGTAGATGAACGGAGCGCCGATGTATCTCATCAGCCACACTTCATCCTCAGTCCAGATCAGTGTTCCCTCGCGCACAGAGGCGCACATGGTGATCTTGTTCTGGGTATCGAGGTCAAGGAAGCCTGCCGTGTTCGTCGGGTCTGCAAAGTCCCATTCTGTGTAGTCTTCTTGGTCTGACCACGCCACACGCCGCAAGTTGCCGCCTGCACCAATCAGCACAGCGTGGCGCTCTGGCGTAACAATGACACCACGGTTGTTCGTCGGACATTGATCGGCTGCTATAGCGTTTGCCGTACCACCTGTGCCGGTCGTATTGGTTCCAGAATTGGCATAGGTAAACGTCTTCAGCGTTGGTGTTGTTGTGATTGTATATGTGCCGTTCAGAGCGCCGACCGTGTTGCCCGCAATGTCTATGCTCTGGCCAACAGCAAACCCGTGATGGTTGGTCGTGGTTACGGTCGCGATATTGCTGGTTCGAACAATGGTGGTCACAGTGTTGAAGCCGACTTCAGTTGCCGTAGCCTCGTCATCGTTCCAATGCAGCAAACGGCCATCTGACGAGGCAACCGCAAGGATGTCGCCACCCCAGTTATCTATGGTCCATGAGAATGTTGGCAGGAAGCTTTGTGTCGGATCACGAGGGAATGTGGGGTCAGTGTCTAACCCGTAATAGGTGTCGCCGTAGTCGCCGGTTCCAAATGCACCGAATACGCCTGCACTGGACCCGGTAAACCCTGCTGGCGTGATGTCTGTGTAGGTTGCGCCTTGCAGCACGAACAGCTTATTCTCGCAGCCGATTGCAGCGTAGATGCCGCCGTCATACCCAGCCCACGGGAATATGGCTCTGATGGTGCTGGACAACGGGGTGGATGTGATGCGCTCCCACCCGCCAACAGGCAGCAGCTTGCCAGCACGCCACCGGATCAAATTGCCGTCAAAGTATCGGTTTTTCACCTGCAACGGGGTTGCAGCTTTAACGATGCCGGGCGGAATGCTGAGAGGTGCGAGGGCCATAGTTATTTCCCACAAAAGCCTTCACGGCGCGCATTGTTAACCTTCACCTCGGTAATTGTTTGAGGCGTATCCTTGGACGACCACGACACATCGCGCCAGACGGAGCAAGCGACAAGATCAGTCCCGCCTGTGCCCGTCAGACTCAAGCAGCCGCTCAGGACTAACAGCAGCGGCATCACCAGCAGCAATCGCATCTTGTGTCCTCTTTAATGCCTCAGATGTTGCTTTTGCCTGATACTCGGTAACGGCGTCAGATTTGATCTTAACATAAACGCCGCCAAGAACCACCAGCAAGACGCCGCCGATGACAATGTACCGCCCCAGTGGGCTGAACAGCAAGGTTATCATGATCCCTCCTCATCCAGACGTTGTTTGCGGAAGTACCAGACTGCACCAGCCGCAGCTATGATGACGAACAGGATCAGGATCGTCGGGCTCAAGGAACCTAGTAGATCACCGCCCTCACGCACCATCGGCATGACTTCCTGAACCACAGCAATGGTCCCCAAGCCACCAGCCGCCACAGCCGCGTTGGCCTCCTTTGACTGCGTGATTGATTTGCGAGCCTTGGGCTGATCGGGCTCTGCACGGGCCTCATCAACAGAGATCGGCTTCTCGGTATCAAGGCCACGCCACAGTTTTACTTCTGCTCTCCTGCGACGAACCAGACCCGGCAACTCTTTTCCGCCGCCTTTGGTCCATTTCATAAACTCGGCAGGAACTTCGTCGAACTTCTCAGCGTTGACCTTTTTCAACAGGGTGGACTTGGCCAAGGCTCCCACGCCCGCATTATAGGCAAAGTCTACCAGAGCATCGAACTGGCCCTGCGACAGGTCAACCTTGACGTACTTACGCACGCCATCCTCGTATTGCACCATGTCTTTCTTCAGGATTTCCTCGGCAGCTTCACGCGTGATCTCAAGGTCGCTTGTGACCATTGGTGCGCCTGCCGCAGAGGTGTGGCCGTAGCCAATCGTCCAGACTGCTGCCGGGCATTTATACGCCTTTAGTCTAAGACCCTCGAACTCCTTGACCGTATCCAGACCAGCGGCAGACATTTTCATTTCAGGGCTCCAATCTCAAAGGTCAGGTTAGCGTGATCGGGGTAGTTTATTAGCACTTCGCCTTCAGGGCATTTGTACCGGATGTGCGCCAACAACGTAGCCCGACCGGGTGAAACTCTTGACGGGTTCTCAAGGGTTATCGTGTAGCCAAACTTGTCGATCTTGTCTGTGGCCGGTCCAGAGAATTTGGCTATAGACGGGTTTGCTTGGTGGACGATGTACCGGGAATCCCGCACTTCGAGGTAAAACTGCTCAACGGAGCAGTCGTCGCGTATTTTCCTGCGGGCGGCAACAACAGCAAACTCTCCGTTTGCTGGGCCGTGGCTAATGCTGAAATGCTCACCTGACCACTCAAGGATCGGCTTCTTAAACAGACCCAGTTTATCTGTCGCTGTGTAACCGCCGCCAACCATCGCAAACAGAGCTGTAACAGCTCCGATGGATTTCGTTGTGCGATCTATATCAAGCATGTTGTTCCCTAGCTCATAAACACGGCAAGAATAAATAAGCCCACCATGATCGCTAACGCCGCCAACACAACAAATCCAAGCTGGATCAGGTCATCTCGCATCTGCTGGGCTTCACGGGCCTTCAGTTCTTCAAGTTGCCTCTGTTGCTTGCGCACCCTGATGACCTCTTTAAGAACTTCCTCCCAGCCTCGGACGCCGTAGATTGCAACGAAGTCGTTCTTTACCTTCTCTGCCCACTCTGCCGCCTCACGCCGCTTGACTACAATGTCTAGGGCTATTTCTTCCGCTGTAACTTTGCTGAACAGCTTGGGCTTCGGCGGGGACTTGGATGCCTGCGTTAGTTTGGCGACAGACCCGTACAGCTTGGCAATGTCGCCGCACATCGAGTTGATGTCTTTGCCGATCTTAATGCCCTGCTGAACGGCAGAATATGCCGTCTTGGCAGCGCCAAATATGAGAGCAATCGTGGCAGGGTCCATACCATTACCTTACCCCTGCTTCTTGTTCAACCAACGCTGCACAGTGTCAGTCTCGTAAATCCGTATGCTGGTCCAGATGATCGTGAACAGCGCCGCTGCATGTGGAAGCACGTTTGTTAATGTCCCAATAACCGTGACAATGGAGGCAGCATCGGCAACGTGCTTCAGTGTTTCATCTGGTCCAGTCATTTCACGGAGCCTCCGGCCATGTCACGTTCCACGGGAACCCGTCTTGCGCTGTAACATCGCGTAACAATTGGCGGTAGGTTGCCCATACTGTTTTGTCTGCCGTGCTGTCTGCAAGCTGTGTCCAGTCGCATGCTGCCAGCTTGTCATTGCGGCTAGTGCGAACAGAGGCAGATTGCTCCGCATCCTTGGTGGCCTTGTATGCGGCTTCAGCTTCGGCAGCCGTTGTGGTGACGCCATCAATCGTGCTGTCGGTGAACACCGGGCCAAGGATGTACTTGGTGTACCAGTTGCCGCTGATCTGCTCGACGCCATCACGCTGGCTGTACTGGTAGACTGTGCCACCTGTTGCCTGCGGGCCTTCGAACACGGGGTCAACGCCAATGGCCTCCATGACCTCTGGCGTCAGTGTGTCGTATGACGGGCCGCCGGTTTGCTGGAGCCATGCGCGAAGCTCCGATTCAAACATTACCGCGCCAGTTGTCCTGATCCGTACTTGCATGATCGTGTTCCTTACGCGATTGCCAAGAAGATGAACGTGCCGCCGTTGGCATTAATTGCAGCGGGAGCCGTGGAGCTGATTTCAAAGCCTGCGGAATAGGTGTCAACGTAGTCGGTGCCGGTGACTTCCGCAGCCGTGCTGTTGAGCAATAGATACGGATCATTACCCGCTACAATCCCGCGTGCGCTGTCCCATAC